ATTTAAGAGTACGTACAAGACCGTAATGGCAAGGCACGTCCACAAGGTTAGGATTGTTAGCGGTTCCATAAGTCGTCGGTTATCGATCACCCTTCTCGTAATAAAGAAAGCCGAAGCCTAGTAAAAAGATCATGACCCAAATAAAGAGCGTAATTAAGTCCATAGTTTTATTCGTCGGTTATAGGTTAGTAAGAAATCCGCCAATCACTCGCTTCGGCGTCCCAAGAAAACGCGACCGAATAATCGTTTCCAGAACCGTCGCGGATAGCTTCAGCGATTTCTTGAAACGTCAAGGCGGGTAGTTCCTTGCGGAGTGAGGCGAAATAAACAGGAGTACAGTATTCACCGTCGTCGCCCTGCAAAACGTTTTCAAGATGGTCGAAGATTCGAATGCGTTTCCTCCAAACCGATCGAGGTTTCGCGCAGGTAGTTTTTATAGTTTCGTTTTTCATTTTGTTGTTTGTTGTTAGTAGTTAAAACAGGAGGAACGGTTAGGCAGTTATACGATGATTCCCTCCGTTGATAGGTTAGCCATTCCTCCTGTTAAAATGATTCGTTGGTTAAGTAAGATTCAAACCTTCGGACGCGTCCCACCCTACCATGACAAGAAACGTCCATTCGTCAAAGAGCATATTACAACCCCACCCTTGACGTATGTCCCGACGTTGAGTTGAGTTGCAATCATTTAGAAAAGTCTCAACTTCATAGTCCATTTGAATGAGCACTGAACCGTCGCTATCGACGTCAAATTCTTTCAAGTACTCCTTTATTTGTTCGCAATATCGGTCGACAACTGGAGTCAGTACAAGACAGCCCATAAAGTCTTCCTGTACGTTTATCTTTATTCGTTTATTCATTTTGTTTATTCGTTGGTTGTTTGTTATATAATTTCAAACGTCACAATGCTTGTATGACACGTCTTTAAATGGTCAACAAGATCTTGCACGTCTTCAAACCGTTCCTTCGTTTCAGTCCCGCGTATATCGCCAATCCAAAACGCGTAGGAATTAGTGTTGTCATAAATTACGAGGTGGTCGCGTTTGCTTTTCATAATGTTGTTATTTGTCGGTAGGTTTACAGCTGACCGATTAAGATGACAATCAATGCCCATCCGACGGTTGCGGCTATGCCGATTAGGACGGCGGTTATGCGTTCGCGTGGTGTCGGTTTGTTGGTGTTCATGACGTCTTTTCCAAGTTACGAGTTGATAGTTTCTTAAGTTTCTTGTCAGACGTGACGACAGCACGTTTTATCAACTTGTCATCAACGTAAAATCGAAACTCTTTCGAACCGTTTTCTAAGTCTCTGCACGTTGTACGGTGGTTAACGAAGTTGTGGCTATTCCTTGCGGATGTACCAACCTTTACGTTTACGTTACTCGTTTGTTTTGCACCGTAGCTTTTACTTGACCGATAAATGCAAGCTGCGACTTCGTTCCATATTGGGTATGATCTCATAATATTCGTTTGTTTGTTGGTTGTGATTAAGAGCGAATGAAAAGTTTTTTACCCTTGGACAAGATCCAATGTGACGCGACGTTTGAAAAACAAGTTGCGTAAACTCGGTAAAGTCGACCGTTAAATGGAACTTTGTATATCGTCGTGATCTTACTACCGTATCCTTGGGCGTTCATGCCTAGGGCCTTGGAATTCAAAAACGTTCCGTAGGGCGTTTGGGTAAGGTGTAAGCGAGTAGGCGATTTTACGTAGTCGTCCGAAGTGTTTTTAATGTAAGTAAGTTTCATGATTCGTTTTGTTGGTTGTTGGATTAGGAAAGCTTTTCGGCAATCGCGTCGAGCATTTCGTTCTTGGCTTTGCCCATAGCCTGTTCGGCGTAGTAAGAGTAATGGACGGTAGCAAAAGCAACTTCACAGGAATGTCCTTCTCCGCTCAAAATAGCCTGCTTCTTAGAAGAATGGCGACCGCGGTAAATATCGGCGTAAAGTTCAGTAGTCCTGCCTTCCTTGTGGGTTGTCCAATAGATTGAAACGTTGAATTTCTTTTGGATGTCTTTTTGTCTTTGTCCGGGTGCTTGGTTCATGATGGTGTTTTGTTGGAATTAATAAGATGGTTGCCGAGTCTGCAAAAAATCGAAAAGGTGTCAAACATCAAAAAACGAAAAACGGCTGAAGCCCGCTTGTTTGCTAGCGAAGATTTTTTTCGATAAGTTGAAAGTTTTGATGCGTTAAAGCGAATTAAAGCGAAAAAGACTGCGTTTGAGACGGTAGACAAGACGGCGTTCCGAGCGGTAGATCCAACGGCGTTTAAGACGGCGGTTGAGACGTTGCAAAAAACCGACCACACGGACAAAGACGAGCAAAGGTTTTCAACGCCGTTTTGAGCCTGTCGCCGTGCAGTCTGTCAACGCCGTCTCCATCTACAGCCAATCGGTTCTTTTATCACTTGTGATCGGCGTAGTTTTGCGGGCTTTAGATGACAGTCGTGCCAAAGCTGTGCCAAAGCATCGATCCAAGCCTCGCGCTTTACTGACCCGTGTCAGAAAAACGCGCGCCCATGCGGGGGTAACTAACGCGCGCGTATATAGCGTTAGGGACTTCAGATTTTTACAACGAAACTATTCCGACCTTAAACGCCATCTTAACGCCATCTTAACGCAGCTTTAACCTTCTGACCCAAACTACGTACCAAATAACGTCCTGACTTGACTAGTAATCGAACGAGCACCCAGCCTTTAGAAAGCATCTTCTTCATCCTCTGCTTCGAACTCAACGTCCTCTGAAGGTTCGGTCAGGTAATCGATTTTAGCCAGTTCCAGACAACCTACGATGGTAGCGTGATTGATGTCGAATTCGGTATGGAACCTGTTAACTGTGTTTTGAAGTTCGAATAAAAGTGCGTCTGTTTGTTCGTTGATGTCCATAAGGTTAAGTAGTAGTGGTAAAGTTTAGTATTGACAGGTCTCCTTCGGCTGGAAATAGTTACAATGAAGAACGTTTAGTTAAAACGACGTTTAAAACGTTTCGTGACCGAACGGGTCATTTAAGAAACCCTTTAATCTTGTTAGTTAAAGACATCGTTAAGCGACTCTTCATGTTTTTACGTGGTTTTTCAAACCTTCAACCTACGGTTCGATGATGAATCGCAACACAACGTAGTTATAACTAGGGAACTTTTGATCAACAACATGACTAAGATCACGAGTATTAAGTAGTAAACTACGTTATGGTTACCAAGTTGGAACGGCAGGTGTAGTAAGTGAGCTTCCATAGGCTGCTTCTTTAAACCGTTCTAGTTCGATTTCCATCAGTTCGTTCTTTCTTTCGTTGATCTTAAGGTCGGCGTTTACCGCCATTTGCTCGACCCAATATCCTATTGCGATTGCAAGCGCGTCTAAACGGTCGTCTTGAATGAGCGAACTCCTGTCCCTAGTCAGTCTGCTTAGTTGGTACAAAAGCATATAACGTGACTGTTGCTCAATAGGGTAGGTCAAGGCTGATTGGTAATCTTGTCTTATGACTGCTGGATCCACGATTAGTTTATGAGCGTTAAGAACTGGTTCCATCGTGTCTACTATTCGTTTTTCCTTTTGTATATGGTGTCTTACTTCGTTGATAGAGACTGGATACAGGTTGTTGATAACTGGCTTAAAAAGCTCGGTAAACATACCGTCGCCCATATTGGATTCGACAATGATTTCGTTGACCTTGTAGCGTTTTGCCACGTTAGCCAATTCTTTCAAGACGTTTTCTCCGTACCCTCCTTTTATACCGTTGCAAGCATGAACGAACAGGTGACCGTTAAGCATCTTTACGACTGCATAAGCCGTCTCGTCCTTACCTCGTCCTGCTGGGTCAATTGACATGACCGACCCTGTGTACGGTACTAGATCGCCTAGTGTCTCGAATGGACGGAAGAATCTGTCCCCGTTGAATCCGACGTTAGGCAGTTCGTCACCTGACCAAGTCTGGTCTGGACCGCTTGCCCATACGTACTTCTCGTTTGCAACTTCGTTATCTAGGTCGTGAACGATCAGATCGTTGATCTTGAGGGGATATCTGTTTGCATCGCTCAGTCTTGGATTGAGCATGAATTGCAGTGCATACCCGCTTCTACCGTACGATAGCTTTCTTTCTTCGAGGTCAACGTCGGTAAAGCGAAGCGGTTCCGTGGTCTTGCCTACGTCTACGGTAGAATCGGCGATAAAGGGCGATACAGCCCCGTCATAGACCTTTTGGTTGGTGTCGGCACCTATGTACTCACTCGTCCATATACGTGCGTTATAGCCTCTGTCTCGAAGCTTATTGTAAATTGAGTCTTCGCACTGGGGAGTTCCAAGGAAGATAATGCGTGAACTGTCGAGTGGTTTGACGATAGCTTCGAACTCTTTGACTTGTTCGTCGAGCTTGTCCCGCATTCCTTGAGTAGCCGAGTTGTTGGGTACTTCGATGTCGTCGGCAACGATTATGTCTGCCCGTGACCCCGTTAGCTGGGACGTTATGCCCAAGGACTTGACCGACGGAGCGTGTGACGCTGGAGCCATGCCCACGTCGAATGAGATCTTACTGAATCGTTGACCGTCCCGTGGCTTTAGTCCTTGAAGAACTGGAATGTCGTGTATGATTTTCAAGGTAAAGGTCGAGAAGTCGTCCGATCTGGACTTGGACGCTGATACCACGAGGATGTTCTTGGTAGGGTCAAGGAGCAGTTGATGAACGACGTATGCACTGCATATCCAAGACTTGCCTACTCCACGAAAAGCCATGATGACTGAACGCTTGGGACCGTCTTGTATATAGTTTGCAATGTCGTATTGAAGATCCGTTGGATCGGGTAGACCCAAATGCTTCCAGACGACGAACAAGAAGTTACGAAAGTCCCGTAGTTCGGGAGGTATGTCGCTCACTTTTGTTGACGTATTGCTTCCTTGTCCTCGTCGCTGTCGTCGAACGGGAGGACTTGAGCGAGGTTACCAAGAGGCGACCCTTGCTCGCTCAGACTGATCACGTCGTTGTCCTTGAGCAGTTGCCTAGCTCCGTTAAGGATGGCAGCGTTTACTTCGACTTCGCCGTCCTTCATTTCTTGTATTGATTGCTTGTAGGTGTCTGCAAGGAGTACTTGTAGTTTTTCGAGTTGTTCGCGTTTTTTCATAAGTTGTTACCTTCGCATTAGTATTTCCATCATGCGATCCAGCTTGCTGTTAATCTCCTTGACCGACGTTTCCAACCCGCTCATGCGGTTTTCCACGGCTGTATCGCGTTCACGTTGAGTAGCCAGTTCGACTTCTATCTTGGTCAGGCGTTGTTCGTCGGTGTCCAAGCGGTCGGAGAATTTCTTTCCGATCCATCCGAATACGCCGAGTACAACCGCCAAAGCAGTGTCGAGAAAGTGGGAGATTTCTTCGGTCATGTTGTTTAGACTTCTATTTCTTCTACCACTAACGTCCATGCGGAAGAGCCTCCGTAAATTCTACCAGAAGATTTCCCGTTAACGTACATGGTGTAAGTGCTGTCTGAACCGTATCGTATGGAGATGGTCTTAGCGGTAGTAGCCCCAGGAGCGTACTCATAGACACCGCTTAAAGAGAACTCGTAACTGTTTGAATTAGGCTGAAAAGCAGTGGTATGCAAAGCGTCGGTTCCTCCGTCAAAAACTGAAGCAGAACATAAAGCGCCTACGGTGTTACTTGTAAAGCAACCTCCATAGGTTATCCGCAAACGGTTGGTAGATGCGCTCAAGGTTCCTGTAGTAAGTGTCAGTATTTCAACGCCTTCGGTAATTTGCGGCTTCGTGTCATCTCCTGGTACAGCGGTAGCAGTCGAACCATATGTAGCGTTTTCAGCGTAATATCGGCTTACGATCTTTCCACCGCCTACGTTCGTCAACAACGATCCGTCAACGGCAGGTAGCTGAGACGACCCGTTGAGTTGAACGACGTTTGAAGCGGAGGTACCTACGTCTAAAGCCGCTGCCGTGCCTTGTGAAGCTGTCGTTGCGTATGTAGAACCTGCGTCTACGTCTGATACCATTCGTGAGTGTGTCTGTGTAATTGCCATATATAGTGGTGGTTGGAAGGATTAAAGTTGTCGGTCGGGATCAAGACAAGACTTGATAACACAAGATTTTATAGTTTACGACGAGCGAACTCACGTTGCCTTTGTGTTGGATTACTCCAGAAGCGTCCGTTATCGTGGTCACGATACCTCCTTTGCTAGCGTCGTTTGTCAAATAAACGCCAGAAGCTCCCAGAGCCCCCGAATCGCTCGACGGTATATATGGGTCTAGTGTTTCGCCTTTTGGTTTTACGAAAAGCTGGGTATCGGCACTTCCACCTGTAAACATTATCATTACGAACGCCCTGTTGCTCCCTACCGTAGCGCTTAAATCCAAGTCAGCATACGACGTGGTAGGGCTAATCCAGCTTCCAGCTCCAGAATAAGTCATTGAACCACCAGACCCGCTGGACGCAGCAGTGATGCGACCTTGAGCGTCAACCGTCAGGTTAGTGTTCGTGTAGCTTGCTGGGGTAACTGCTGTGTCGGCGAGTTTGTCAGCCGTGACGGCGTTATCGGCGATGGTCAAAGCAGTTGAGCCAGTAACGTCTCCAGTATGGGTAGCATTCGTTACCTTTGCCGTGTTAGCTGTTACTGCCGAGTTGTTTGCGACTTCCGTGTCAAAGTCCGATATGGTCGATGCAGTTTGCGTACCCGTGTGTATGGAACGAGCTTTTGCCGTACTGTCCAGTTTATCGGCTGTAACGGATCCGTTGACAATCTGAGAAGTACTTACCGTACCAGTGGTCACTGGAATAGAATAACCCCGCTGAACGACTACGATGTTAGAACTCGTTGGAGGAGCGCTTGTAAAGGTTATGGTGTTGGCGTCAGCGTCAATCGCGTAAGCGACAGTAGGCTCTTGCAGGACTCCGTCAATGGCAACTTCGTACATCGTGTCCCCGTCAAGCGAGATACCAGACGCGAAGGTAAACGCAGTGCTGCCGTCGCCAGTAAAGGTCGTTTTAACTGACTCAGTCGATGAACCGCTTACGGTGTTGGATATTTGAGTGTCAACGTAGGTCTTCGTCGTAGCGTCCTGTACAAGCGTGGGATCTCCAACGTTTATGATCTTGTTTGTCTTGGCGTCCCAGTTGTCGCCTCCAGCTTGTTTCTGCAAGGACTGCTCGTTCAAGTTGCCTATTTCCTCGTTCAAGTAGAGGTTGTGTCGGTATGACTTGTCGAGTTCTGACTCAGTCAAGACCGACCCGTTTACGAAGTCAACGAACGGACTGTCGGAATCGGCGTTGGAATCTCGTCGAATACGAACGACACCAGACGTGACAGGCGTGTTCAGCCTGACCAAGTTTGGAGATCCTGCAACAATCGAGTAAGCGGATGTCGCTTGAAGGACGCCGTCAATTTCGACGACGACGTGTGAATCTTCGAGGTATTCAAACGTTATATTGAAATCAGTCGTCGAAGTAGAGACGGTGTAGTCTTCAAAGGTATTAGCCATGATGTCTTTCTATAGTTAGTTATTAGTTAAAAGCGATGTTTATTTAGTCGTTTAAAAGTTCAAATACGGATTTAGGTTTGCCTCCAACGTCTAGTTTAACGCCAGTTTGTTCGTAAAGTTCGAGCAGGTTCCTGTCGTTTTTATCCACGAAGCTAGACATAAAACGTTTGTCTTTAAGGACTTCCTTCTTTGTGCGGTTGTAGTAGCTCCTTAATTCGTCATTAAGCATTTTCAAGCCTTCGTTCTGGAACTTACCGTCAAGCGTTTGCGTAGGTGGTTTTTCATACAGCTTTTTAAAACGCTTGCTTGCTAACAAACTGTCTACTGCTTCGCTTATTGTTTTCTTACCAATACGTATTTCTCGTAGTTTTAAAGAGAAAGCGTATTCAAGTGTCAGCCCGTCTTCGTTACGCCATTCAGTCATCTTGATCCCAGGAGCAAGCGTAGTAGGTTTACCTGACACTTGTTGGTAATTATCGGTCGCCAACACTTCGTCAAGTTTCGTCCTGACCGCTTCTTTCTGCGGAGCCAATCGAGTCACGTTCTGGGTAAGAAACGTCCTTGGACTTTCCAGAGCCTCGCCAAGCACGTCGGTTTTCTTATTGGCTGGTCCCGTTCCAAGCGTGTGATACCCGACACGTTCCCAAAACGTAGCGCCGCGTAAATCATCAACTGTTCCATCGGATGTAACCGTTTGAGTAATCTTACGGACTTGGGCGGGAAGAGGTATGTAACTAGAAAGTAACTTGGCGGTAGCGTTCTTTACCATTTCATCCGTCCCAGTCGCCAACTCTTTACCTGTTTTATAACCAGCAGTAAGAGGTTGTTCGGCAAGAAGCGAAGTAATGGAAGACCTCATCACGGTTATGCGATCTTGATCTTTTTGTAGAAGAGGCAAACCAGAGTCGTCTTCTGACTTTTTCATCTCGTCCCAAACAGCCATATCCGCTCCAATTGCTAACGGTCCACTCCAAGGCATATTGGCAACGTAATTAACGCCTAAAGCATCGTAAGGTTTGAGCTTGTTCTTTTTCTTTTGATCGTCCGTCATCCAAGACAGCCCGCCCGTTAACCCGCCTTCCGACGCCATAAGGTAACCAGTTGCAAACAAACCAGTACCGACAAGCAAATCAGTCAACGCTTCGGAGTTATACTTGGAACGTCTGGCGGTTGCCGTTTCAACCTTTTCCGTAAGTTCTTTTATAACGTCTTCAAGTCCTTTTATTCGATCTGGATTAGTTTCCTTTCGTAAACTGTCTTGAGCGGCTTTCAGTTGGTTTGAAAAGCGTTTGATCTTACTTGAGTACGGGTTAGCTACGGTAGCTTTCAATACACCGAGAAAAGGCAGGGAATAATGACCCAGTCTGTAAGCTCCTCTGATTGGAACGCCTATGTACGGCATGAAAGCGCGTATTAAATTTCCAAGTAATTGAGAAGTTTCTGCGCTTTTACTGTCAGACAGTTTGTTAAGAGTTCGTATAATAGCTTCCGAAAAAGGTTCGTGAACGTCGTCTACTCTGTCCACATTGGAAGCAAACAATAACTCTTCATTCACTTGATTGATTTCGTCGTAAAAGTTGGATACGTCGTCAAGAACGGCAAGACCGTCGTTATCTCTCCAAGCAGACTCGTACAGTTCCTTTGCGTATTTTTCTGCTTTAGCTGGATCGTTCGGAAACTTTCTTATTCCGTTCTTCGTGGCTTCCGACCACATCCTTCCTTTGATGATCTGACGCTTGAATACTTCGTCTACTGACTGAATGCCTCGAACCCCTAAAGACATGATATGCCAGAAGTTACGGGAATTAATCCACCTTCCAAACACGTTTCCTACGTTTTCAACAGCTTCCGCTTGTCGTTTGGCATCGTTCCATGCTTTCGCAATCAAAGCGTCTTCACCTCTTGGTAACGTCGTTTGCGAAACTTCATCAGAAAACTTACCGACGGTTCTGGTGGTAGCTCCCAAGTTCTGTTGAAACGTGCGTTTTACAGCTGTTGGCAAACCTTTTAAATCGGTAAGCATCTTTATTGCTCCGAATAAATCCGCTTGAGCGTACCTTATTGCTTTGGTCATACCCGTTTGATTCAAGGTGACGTTGGCAAGAAAACCGCCTACGGGTCTGAAGAATTGTTTGAACGCAGCCAACACGTTTGTCCCTACGCCAGCAAACACCGAAGGTAGTTGATTGATAAGAGCAAGTTGACGGGCTAGTTGAACGGCGTTTATACCTTTCGTGAAGAGACTGATCCCGTCTTTGTTCAAGGCAGCGTCGAAATGGTCGCGGTAGTTACCGTAGATTTCCATACGTTGTTGAGCGGCGTTTATATCTGCTTGAGCCTTGTCAATGTCTGCAACCCGCTTTTTCATACGGGCTTTGGACTGTTGTATCTTTTCTCTTAACTCGGCAGAACGGGAAGGTTTGGTCGGTCCTTTTGGTTTGGGTGTAGTTTCGGCTCTCATGTCACCCATGACTCCACGCCCTTCGACTTCAGCGACCCTAGCCAATTCCTTTTCGAGCTCAACGACCTTTAAAGCTTCTGCTTCTGCGTCCCTGTAAAATTCAATGCGGTCTTCCAAGTCTTTTATCTTCGGGTCTTCTGGAAGTTTAGGCATACCAGCTTTTGCTCTGGCTTGTTCTAGGTCGCCAAAGCGTTCACGGCGTTGGTTTAATTCCTTTTCAAGACGCGCTACTTTTGTTTCATGGGCTTTGCGTATCTTCTCCGCTTGAAACTCAGGCGACATTTCCTTCGCAGCCTTATCGATTTCTTGAACACGGTTTCTCATGTTCTTTTTAAGGAACGCAATGTCAGCTTCTACTTGTTCCAACCTGCCAGACGCTTTCTTCGGTCCCGTAGGTTTCTTAGAGACTTCAGCGCGTTGAGCGCCTAACGGTCCAGTCTCAACGGCAAGTAAACGTTCGCGTTCTTTCAGTCGTTCTCCAAGTCGGATAGCGTCCCGTTCGTTTGCTTCGTGAAATTTTATACGCGCCTTTAAATCTTCAATCTCAGCGTCGGCTTCTTTCTTTTTAGGAGCGTCTTTAGGTTTAAGCTTTGCATCGTCTCCAAAACGCTTTTGAAGTTTTTCCAACTTCTTTTTAAGGACGTCCTTTTCTTTCGCTTCTTTCTTTGCAACTTGTTCGGGCGTCAGTTCTTTTGCTGGTTTCTTCTTACCGAGCGTCTTACCAGACTTTTTAACTTCGGGCTTAACACCCAAATAGTCCTTCATCAGTTTGGATAGGTCAGTTTCTTCACCGCCGTCCAGTCGTTCCCTCAAGCTGTTTTCCAGTTTATTTAAAGCCTCGTCTTCTTTAAGCGCGCGATGACTGAATTTGGCTTCCCAACTGTATTTATTGGAATCCTTACGAGATCCCTGTACGAGCCGTCCACCTGCTGTCTTGGATAAATCCAAAAGCTTACTGTTTAATTTTCGTAAGGTTACGACGGCATCTAGAGCGCTACTAACGGCTTCCGTATTGTCAGCATTCTTCGACAACGCAACTAGGTTTTCCCCCAGACGCCTATGTACACGTTCGTTAAAACGTTCAGCGTCTCGGTGTACCTTTGGACCCAGTGCCGAAACAGTTTCACTGTCTATGCTTTCCCAACGCTTTATAAGGGCGTTCAGTTCGTCGTCGTCTGGATCGCTTGGGGTTTCCTTGGTCGGCGTTTTAGGGGGCGTTGGAGCGTCGGCAGTTTTATTAACCTTGCTAATTTTATATGCAAACTTTGCTTGCATTTTTGTACCGTCACTAAGCGTTATGTCTTGTACTTTAAGAACTGTCCCGTCTGGGTTTTTTACGTCAAAAGCTCGATTCACCTTTGAGGGCATTCTCACAGAACCGTCAGAACCGTCCATTTTTTGTAATTTAATTTCTCCACGGGCTTCCATTTTTTGAAGCATTTGAAGAAAAGGGACGCTCATTCCACCTTTAGAAACGGTGTCGGTGTAGACGTTTGGATGTTTAGCTAATAAGTCCTTTAAGATTTCCTGGGCAGAACCTTTAACTGTTCCGTCACCTTCTATAAAAGTTATTGCAACTCCGTCTTCTCTGGGCTCGTAACGTACATAAGCTTTAGAATTTGGTTTAGATATTTTCTTTTGTTGTGGGTGCTGTTTAACAGGATCGTTTACTTCAACTATATCTTCGTCCGTTTTAGGGGGCGTTGGAGCGTCGTCCACTACGTCTTTCTTTAACGGTACGGGGTTCTTTTCACGAGCGCTTATTGATTCACTTGCTTTTACAATACCGTTCAAAGCGTCGTCTATTATTTCTTCAGCGTGTTCGATGTCCCTTAACTGTTTTTTGGCGACGTCAAGACCTACGTCTTTACCTGTCTGTATGTAGTTCCCTCCCCAACTGTACTTAAGGTTGTCAGGCAGGGGTTGTTTCGACTTCTCAATCGTTTCTTGAAGTTCAGCCTTTTTCTTTCCTAAGATGTCCTTGGCGTTTTGAACGGCTTGTTTAGCCTGTCCACGTCCCCACGACCCAGTCTTTGACCAAGCGGTAAACAACGTATTCATGCCCGTGTTCATGGCTCCGCCTATTCCTCCGCTTAAAAGTAAGTCATACTCGTCGAAGTTTTCCCGTTCGTTTAAAAGCATTTGAGTTGACTGTCTTAAAGTAGATTCGGCGATACCTAACGCTGCTCCGCTTACAAACGTCTTCGTCCCGTTTACTACGAGGGTTCGACCTTTCCACGTCTCTTTGCCAATTGCAGGACGACCTAATGCAAATACTCCCTTGTTTACCTTGTCGAATATAAAAGTAGTGCCAAACACACTGGCTGCTATGGCTTCTCCCGCAGAGAACTCTTCTTGAATCCCGTAAGACTTTCTAACGTACTGACCGAGTATGTTGGAACCTCCCCATATCAACGCTTCGGTTCCAGCCAGCCCTACTAAACCAGCCACGGTGGAACCTCCTTCGGGCGCTACGATGCCAACTTTACTTACGTGACTGGCTCCCCGTAAAAACCTCATTGCTGGACGGTACTTGTTGAGTAGGTACTGCATACCTATGCCCATGGTTAACTCAGTGCCTATGGACGCAGCAGTGCCTTCGATGTACTTCCCCGTTTCAATCTCCGAATTGACCTGAGACATCGCTTCAAGAACGCTTTGATCCACGGTCGGCATAGGCGCTGCATCTTCTTCCGCTTGGGGAGTGTCGGGTCTAACTCCTAAAGTTCCTTCGTCTGCCGATTTAAGTAGAGCTTCTCTAGGGTCTTCCATTCTTAATTAGATAAAAGGTTTTCTTGTGCTTTCTGAAACGCTCCAAAAGACTCTGCATTATAAATTCCAAACTTCTGATATAACTCTCTCGTCTTTTCTTCTTCGGGCGTCAGTTTTTCACGAGCGTCGTCTTTTATTGATACTCTTGCCCATTCTGCTAATACCGTTTCTAGCTCTAACTGGTTCTTAAAAAGCTTAACGTCGTCGGCGTCCATCTTGTACGTCTCTAACTCGTCTGCTATTTCGGGGGTAAAAGTTGGGTATCCGAAGTTATAAAGAGAACGTCTGTACGATTTCGAATGATCGTTCTTCTTCATTTCGGCTCGGTCGCTTTGAATCTCTTGTTCGGTTATAAGTTTCCCTGCCAAAGCCATCTTGCGAGTCGTGTTGACGTTGTCTAATACCTTCAAAGTCTCGTATTCAAAGTCTCCAAACTCTAACCAACCAGACTTGTCGATTACAGCTTTCCCTTGTTCTTTAATTTCTTTGGGATCTTCTTCTCGTGAACCTACTGCAACCAATGAGACGAGTGCTTCAGCTTCACGTTCAAACCTCTTCTTTTCGTCTGCAATCGCTTGAGTACGCTCGTCACGTAAAGCCTTTTCCCTTTGATCGGGCGGTAAATCTGCAACTTCCTTCGCCTTTTCAATCAATCGTTCGTTTATAAAAGGCATGGCTCTTAAAACAAAAGCGTCGTCAAAGCCATCTGGTAGGTCGTCTGGGTCTATGTCACCTACGTCCGACGTCAACATTTTAAGTTGATTACCCAAAGCGAGCTTGGCAGTCTTGTAGACGTCCAACTCAACGATGTAATCGCCTTTGGTTTCTTCTTTGTCAGCTTCAATAAGTTCGGTAAAACCCGTTACACCGTACTGTTTGTTTTCCTCTTTAACGAAATCTCCCGCGTCCTTACCGATGTTCTCAGGTAGTTGTTTCCAAGCTCTAAATTCCGATACTTCTTTCTCTCTTGTTTCTGGATTTAACGCCGAAGGAGGAAGCGGGCTAATCTGGGCTGCCTCGAAACCGTCGTTTATTTTTCCTATGTTATCGTAGTAAAGATTGTACGCTTCGTCGCTTATGTTGTCTCGATTAGCCAGAACTCTCAAAGACTCGAAGAACACGTTCAAAGGCGCTTCAGATTCTTTCACGCTCTCGATAAGTTCTTGTATCTTGTCTTCTCCCGCTCCCAACGCTCTATACGTGTCGATCATTTCCTTGGTAGTCGAGTTGTTGACCAAACCTGTTCGGAGAGAACCCATCACGCTAACTGCTCGATTGGCAAACCTACGACCTTGTCTAGCCAACGTGTCGGTACTAGACGTACGTAACGAACTGGCAAGACTGCGATTCAACGGGTTCAGTAACGTTTTTGCGTCCGTGGTTCTGAAGATAGGTTTCTTGTTTACTTGTATGACGTTCATGGCTGCAAGCATACGCTCGGCGTCTGCATACCTACCGTTAGCCAACAATGCGTCCACCTGTTTAGCGTAAGCATTAACGATGATTTTACTACGGAGCTTCGGGTCGTTTACTCCTGCTTCTTTTAAAAGTTTCTCACGGTTCTGAGCGGTCAGTTGCAAACCAGCCGTGTCGAGTCCGATAGGTTCCCCCGTGTTCGGGTCTACCCGACGCCTAGTCATAACGTCCAGTTCCAGACCTAGTTCTTCCGACTGACCGTCTACGATAAAGTCGTCCATCTTCTTGTCGTAAGCTTTCAACATATCAGCCTTGAACGGACCTGTTACGGCGTTCCAAAGTACTTTACCTCCGTCGCTGTTGGCTGCGTCCTGACCTACTTCTTCGCTGAACGCTTCCCATTGACCTTTCATAAACTCGTCAACGGCTTCGAGGAAATCTCCTTGGTTCTTATATTTCTCCAAGTCCAGTAACTCGTCAGCCGAAGACTGCATGGAAGGTAACAAGTTGTTGCTCACAGCTCGTTTAAGAAGCGTATTTCGGTACGCCTTGTTGCGTTGAATGCTCAGAAAGGTGTCGGGTTCGGTCTTGCGTATCTCTTCAAGCACGTCTGCGTCGCTGACCGTAAGAGCTTCTTGGGCACCTATCTGTCCTTGTACTTGACCTAAAGCCCCGTACTCTTTCAACGCCGTGTTAAAGCCAGAAAGCGTGTCAGCCAGATCCATCAACTTGTTACGCCCCGCTTGTTGAACGGCTACTCCGTAATTCCCGCCGCTCTGAACGGTCGCTTGAAGTTGCGGTGCGTCTGGAAGATCTCGTACTTGTACTCTAGCCATTAGGATATTTTAGGTTTGTCCATTAAACGTTTTAACTCAAGACCCGTGCGACCTCCGCTTATAGCGCTGCTTGCCACGTTCATAGCTCCCGTCAGGAAGCTAGGTCTGTTGATAGGTCTGTTAATGTCGATAAGTCTGTTCTGTGAACGTAACCCAGCGTCGGTAAGAGCAAGTTCCGTTTGTAAGTTTTTCATTTCCTGCTGGCGGGTAACGCCCATACGGTAATCAGCTTCCTGACGTACGTAGTCGTCCAGTAACGCGTCTACCGATAAACCTGCTACACCAGATTCACCAGCGCTTACGGACGCCGTAGCCATCGCTTCACGGGCTTTCTTGGATACTTCGCCTATCTCGCGTGCTGTAGCTTCCTGCTCCTGCGCTTGACGCATACGAGCCGAACGCTGTTCCATCAACGACCTCTGACGTTCC